CTAGCCCTCGAAAACGTCCTCATGGATGTCTCGTGGTAGTTGGGCATCATCAACGGCCTTTGGGTGGCGATCAAAGATTCGCCGGAGAGCTAAGACGGCGCGCCAGTACTTTTGGGAGATAGCTTCTACCTTCTCTCTTAGCGTCCCGACCTCCTCCTTGAGCCCGTCAATCTCTTTTTGCTGCGCGTCCATGCGCTCCATGATCTTCTGCGAGAAGCTTTCCCACTGCGGCCCTACCTGCTCTACTTTCTTCGCGTCGACCTGTGCGCGGCCAGTTGCTTTAGCCGCGAGCCATGCGAAGAGTCCTGTCAGCAGGGCCGCGATGGCTCCACCGAGAAGGTTTGCAAGCATGTAGCTACTCCTTTCTCGGGTCTGCGCGTGCCCTTTCCGGAATCTCCTGGGGGACTAGCTCTGGCTCTCGTCGGCCGCGTGCAAAGCCCCAGAAGGCCAATCCGAATACTGACAGGTAGATGATTGATGTGACCCATCCTCGGCCCCCGTTCGTGACGAACGTGAAGGCCCAGAGGAAGTGCATTCCGACCATGGTTCCGACTGCAAGGGGCTGGCTCCGTCGCCAAGCAATGGCGACCAGGCATCCCGCCCCGGCTAGGACCCATACGACTCCCCATACCGGTGGCGGAGCAACCATCTCTAGCAAGTGAGCCGGAGACCGGTCAGGATTCACCAAAGGCGGAAAGTAGCTGATACCGCGCGCAGTGCCGAGTACACCAAGGATGAGCAGGCCCATCTCATCCGAGAGCAAGCGCCTTAGCACTCTGGCCTTCCAGCTTGGATCATTCCACGGGGCCATGTGATTCACCTGCTCTGTGCCGGCCAACATAAACCAAGCTGGCTGTCTCAGGAGTCGATACCTTGAGCGAGGCGAATGACGTGAGGATGGACGCCACTGTCGCGGTAGCTGCAAGCCCAAGGCCCTGCTTCCAATCCATCTCCCACACGGCCTGGTCCACCACTATCCAGGCGAGCAAGGTTTGAGCGAATGTTTTCGCAGCCCGCTCAAACAGGTCGAGCCAAAACTGTTTACTCCTCATTGTCCTCCCCCGGCAGCGCGCAGACCTCATGCTTCTCATCATGAGATTCAACGGCTTCAGCAAGCTGGTCAAGAGCCTCCTGCGTCTGGGAACCCTTCCCTCGATACTCCACATGCAGTTCCTCCACCTTGCGGTCAGTCTGCATGATGTACTCGGTTAACGGAGCCTTGAACTTGGAGCCCGTGACGCGGGACGGCTCCGGAGCGAAGAGCGCGTTGTGAATAGCGCGGGTCTTAACAAGCAGTTCCTTCTGCTCCTCGGCGGTAAGTGCCATGAGAAAATCCTCCTCTTTCTTGGGTGCCTGCACAGCAGGCTTTGTCATTTCGTCGTACCAATGCTGGGCACGCGCGATGTAGTGGTCGTGATATTTATGCCCCGGCCGCAAGTGGTAGGGGCATGCGGTGCGCCCGCCTGATTCGATGCTGTGGAAACGCACATTTACACCGGAGACCGGGCGGCCGAGGCCATAGAAGCGGCAAAGCGCAGCCACCAAGCGCGCCCCGGTCTCCAACGTCGTTTTTCCAATAGGCCAGTCGGCAGCGGCTCCGGCCTCGTTTGAGTGCTCGATGATGAGCGACTCTTGATTAGAGACAAGGTTCGCGTTGCCCCAGGCCGTATCCCTATCCCAAACGAGCTGTCCTACCTCGCCACTCGGGGAGATCGCGTAATGGCCGGACGCTGGCCTACTAAGCCACACGTTGTAGCACTCATCGGTGCCGCCAACCATGGCCATGTGGTGAATAGTGACATGCCGGATCTTCCTCCCGGCGCGCCCCGGCGTGAAGTGTCGGGGTATTAATCGGACACGGTCAGGGAGGACGTTGAGCCAATCTTTCACACCGTGTACCTCCTTCTTTATGAGCAAAGCCCTCTAGCGGGGCTAGAGGGCTGTTGGTTTAGGCTTTGGAAAAGAGACTGTGCGCTGCATTCGGTGGCCAATAGGCTGCCAGGGTGTGGGCTTTGCGCACCTTATAGATTTCGTCGTTGAACAATACGAACTGCCCGTCTTCAACCTGAATGCCATCAATGAACGGGAAGGGATTATCTCTGTCGCCTTGAGGGATGACCGCTCCGGATTCATCGGTGGCCGGCGCAGGAGGCAGGACCTCATGGGTAACATCCCGCCAAATCGTTGAATGCACACTCTCGGCCCCTGGTTCCCACGTGTTCAAATTCCCAGTTTCAGAAAGCCAGTACTTATCCGCGTGCTTCACAACGGCGCCCTGTCGGGAGGCCTTGAGGAAGTCCGAGCCGGGGTTCTTCCACGCTGGCACCTTGCCGGGGTCGGCTTTAGCGTCCTCTAAGGTGACGTGAGCGGAGACCAAATCCGGGGCGGTTTCCGCGAGACCAGCCACAATTTCAGCACGCGCTTTATCCTCGGCAGCGCGGGCGGGGCGCTCCCGGCGTTCGCGGGATACGGCGGCAGCGGCGTCCATCAGCCGGTCCTCGGGGATAGCGCGCAGGCCCTCCACCCAGGCATCAAAATCAAACGACATATAAAAACTCCTTGAGCAGTAAAGCCCCACCAAGGTGGGGCAGGGAATGATTTACAGGTTAAAGATGGCCGTGGGCAGTATCTTGAGGGTCCCGCGCAGCTTCGAGTCAGACACGGGAAAAGCGGACGCGCCCGTGATGGTGAGCATGTCGCCGTCCCTGGCACCCAGCGTGTAACGGATGGCCTTTTTGCCAGTGGCGAGCGTGCGCCGCGAGCCGTCCGAGGTGACGAGGACGAGAGCCATTTCCGTCTCGCCTTCCCACGTCACGTAAATATCGACCGGCCCGGCGACACCAATCGGAATATTCGTGCCGACCGCAGGGTCTGTGAGCGCCCAATCATCAGTGCGGACGAGCGTGTAGCCGCGAGGCATGAATTTTTCAAAATCAAGCGGGGTGGTCATATTTCTCCTTTCAGAATCAAAAAAGGCCGTATAGCCTCACGGCAATCGGCGAAACTAAATTTGTTCAGTCAGATTGACAGGGCGGGTATCCCCCCGGACAGGACGAATCCCCGTCACCTGATAACCGCCAACGCTCGCTGACGCGGGCAGCAGTGCACCCGCCGAATATGTTTTCCACGTCTTTCCATCATCAGGGGTTACCTGCACCGCACGGCTGGTGCGATACCCCTTCCCCCGAGGCCAGTACACAATCATCGTGCCCTCATGCATGAGACCAAGATTCACGCCACCTTGAATTGAATCCTCATACGGTGGTATCTCCCATCCACCGACGGCTTTCGGGATGAACACGAACTCCAAAGCCCGATTTGGCCACCACATATCCACGACGATGTGCACTTTATCGACGCCGTAATTCGCCACTTCCGGCGCAACAGTCATCTGTCGGTTCCCAGGCCCGGCACCATACGCGAAGAAATCAACACGTGAATTCCCTCCGAACGCGTCCACCATGCGCCCAATAACCTGAACGCGGCCTGCCCAGATACCTTTGAAATCTAATCGGAGTTTCCGCTGTGATTCAATCGGGGTCATCGTCATCAGCTCATTATCAGTGACGGTGGTCATGCTGTATTTGTCGAAGATTCGGGTACGGTGTACCTCTCCCCAAAAGATCGCATTCTGCTGAATAAGCAGCGTGTCCTCGAAAGCGGCCTGAGACTTTGCCAAGCTTCCTATGGCCTCATCACGCGCAGCAGATGTTTTTTGCAGGGCTTCCACGGAATCCGTCGCCGCATCGACCGCGATGTTTGTTTGTGCGATCGCATTGGCGTTTTCTTCCGAGGCCTGGGCTGCAGACATAGCGGCCTGCGCAGCCTGCGCGGCAGCCGCCGCGACGTAGCGAATCGCCTGGGCGAGGAGGCGCTGGGATTCTTCGAGGACATCAATCTGCTCTTGAAGCTTGCGGTCCGCTTCCGCAAGTTTTTCGTCCGCTTCCGCGAGCGCGGCGATAGCCTGCGAGTTGAGGTCAGCAGCGCGTAGAGCTTCCGCCGCCGCCTGGGATGCTTGCATCGCCGCTGCACCCGCCTGGGCAGCGGCCATAGCGGCGTATTTGATCGCTTCGCCATGGATTTCCAGTACTTCGCTATGCGTAGCCAGAATGTCATCATGGGCGGAAAGAACGGCCTGGTGCTTCGCGGCGACCTCACGCAGAACATCCGCGAGGCTTCGCCCCGTCCCGCCAGCGTTATCCAGCAGGGATTGCGCATCTTTGAGGGACTCCCGCGCCGCGTCCTGCAGCGGAGCCAGCTCTGCAAGCAGCGCCTGTGCCTCATCGACGAGCTGCTGCGACTCGGCAGCGTCGGCTGCGGCGGCATTGGCCGCGCGCTGGGCTGCCACTACATGCTGCTCGCCACGGGCTACTGAGGCGGCAGCTTGCTGCGCTGCCTTAGCTGCCTCGCCCGACAGGCGTGCGACCTCGGCGTGCGCCGCGACAACATCGTCGCGGAGTGGGTCTAGCTTGTCGAGCACCTCCTCCGCCTGGCGGGCGTACTCGATCGCGAGAGAGGCTGATGCTTGAGCCTGCGCTCCCTGCGCCGCCGCGGCGCCAGTGAGCTGACGGACAAGCTGCAGAATCGCGTTAGACGCATCGACAGCATCCCGCGCCTGCTGAATGCTGCCCTCAATATCCAGCCCCTCCACCATCGCTGCGACATCTCCAACAGCATCAATGGCTTCCTTGGCAGTGGCACTTGCAGAGTCAGCCGTGGTTTTCGCTGACGTAGCCACGCGGTGCACACCGGCTATCTCTCGGCGCTCCTGCCAGATGGTGCGCTCAAGCTCCTGATTGACACGACGGCGTTCAGCATCATCCGCGACTAGCTGGCCGCCAACCTTGACTGACCAGTCAATGACTGCCCCAGCCTGGGTGACAGCTTCAATCGCGGTAACCGGCAAACGCAGCGAATTGCCCCAGATGACCACATCGACCACGTCACCAACATCGAAGTCTTCACCTGGAACGAAACTCCCCAGACCATCCCGGGTGATATCCCGCTCTAATACCGCGTCTTCACTGGTCTGCGAAGCAGCCGCATCCAGCACCGTTTCCACCGTCGAGTAGCCCGTGTGTGGGATGAGAACGCCCTTGTCGTTGTACTCAGCAGCAGTGATATCTACATCGGCACGCACGAACCGGCGCCCCATTCGGCCAGAGTCTCCCGGCAGGCGAGAGATATAGCCGTGGGTACGGTCGTCGGCAAGCTGGGGGCGTTGTTGCTCAGGAACCGATTCTGGCCACTCAACGTTCCACGTTCCATACGCAATTGCCGCCAACCGACGCACCACTGTGAGCTCACCGTCAGTGGCGAGCAAACGAACCGTCATTTCGACACCTCCACCGTGACAAGCTGGATCGGAACAGTTGGCGACCAGGACGTGAATTCTTCTGGCTCACGGCTAACGCGCCTTCGCAGAGGCTGGTCACCGGGCCACCACAAATCAACGCTGATAGTCAGCCCGGCAGAATGCGCTGGAGCTGCGATAGTCTCCCAGATGGTGTCATCATTGGTACGGATTACCAGCCTGGGTGATGTGTCTTCACCCTTCGGGAAATCAACCACCATGTGTGGGCTATCCGCCCACCCCATTGCTGTGTTGACCGCATCCAAAGAATCCTGGATAAGGGTGCGCGCCGTGGCGGCGGCCGGCCCGTCGACGGTGTAGCCGTCAGCTGCCGTTCCCATCTCCACGCGCGCAAGCTCCCGAGTGGTGGTGTACTCCTGGCCCGACGCATCTGTTGTCCACTGCGTGAAAGAGGCGTTCTGCCACAGCAGCGGAATGGTGGGGCATGGCCACGCTGCCAGCGACTCAATGAGATCCACCCCGTGAATAGTCAACTGAGTTGGAGCGGTCTTACCAGTAGCCACGGTATGCGTAATCGTATAGGCCATGCGCATGCCAGCCCGCTGAACAACCAACAGCCTCGCCGCGGCACCAGCAATCTCTAACTCGCCAGTCTTATTGATCCCGGTATCTGGCCCAACAAGCTCGTCGATAAGCCGAGAGCCTTCCGGAACCTCAACTGCAACTTCGCACGATGCGGTTTCCCTGCGGGTCTCCGACGCTGACACATTTGCAATCGCAGTGATATCCATAATCGGCCAGCCATCCTCGTTGCAGATACCTACCCACTGCCCGCGCGTGGACACCGTGTAGTCGATACGCTTGCGAATCTCAGCAAAATCCTTTACGTCCATGGGGAAAGCACTCCTTCCGCCCATTCGATGGTTGCCCCAGCAGGGGCTGTAATCGTCGCTGTGGCGCCCACCGGGATACTCTCTGTCAACGATGGCAACGCCTTCGTCAACTTCTTGTCGATAGCGCCAGCGGCATCACGCACTACCTGTCCATCAGCTGGACCCATCGACACCACCCGCGGCGAATCTACTGCGGGCAACGCCACCCGAGCACCTGACGGCAAAGTCAATGACCCTGCCTTAGTCCAGGTGATGACCGGGGAAATAGGCACATCGCCAGAGTTAGCAATGCGCACTGTTCCCGCACCAGATTTCGGACGCAGCCACACCCCGCCATCAGCCACCAGAGACACCGCCACCTGACTCCCGGTCTTCATCTGAGTAACAGGTTGAGGCAGCGGGGCCGCCAACCTCACTGGAAGAACATGCAGCATCTCATCGACAGTCAACCGCAGCACCCCTGGTCGAATCGTCGACCAGGCCGCCGACAGCTTTGCCCACGATTGCTCATTAACCATGGCCAGTGTCAACGTGCCCGTCATCGCCTGCACCGTACGATCCGCTAAACGAAACACAGCGCCAGCAATCCCCGGCAGATTCACCACCGGGTCTTCGATAACTCCTACCAGCCCCTCGATTCCATCTGCGACCACAAAAGCGACTTCGTAGTCGCGCCAAGACGGACTAATGAGCGTCATCTTCACCCCAGACGGGGAGACATACTCCAGGTGTACCCGTTGGGCCATTTACATCACCACCTTTCTGTTCCCGGCCACCACCGCGGCGGACCGAGCTGGACGCTCCAACTTCCTAACGCGCACATCCAGCGCATCCTGCCCAGCGCTCACGGCCTCGAGCATGTCTTCTACTTCCTGAGGTGAGTACGCAGACTTTCCAGCAGGCAGCGCAATATTCACCACCGCCTGGGGCTTGGCCATGCCGTCTGCAGCATCCGACTGGAACTGCGCCAAGGCTGACAGCGCATCGCGCACCCCAGGATCAGACTCGCGCCAGTACTCAGCCCACGTCTTCTCCGACGCCTGCTGAGTCTTCAACTTGTCCAGCAACTCATCAATTGGTTCAAGCTTCTTAGCCTGATCAACCTCGAGTTTCTTCGCATCCAGGTTCTGCTTTGCAATATCCGCGGCATTCTTGGCATCAACAAGCTGCTCTTGCCACTTCGCCTTCTCTACCGCGCGTCCTGCATCACCGAGCCAGGAATTGCGAATCATCTCATCGACCTTGTCACCGGCGCCAAAGAATCCCATCGCCCCAGCCGCTGCCTGGATCCTCTCCAGCTCCTTCAACTGGCTAGCAGTCAGCGCCTTGAACTCGTTCATCTTTGCCAGTCCAGCGAGCTCCTCATCAATCTGCGCGATACGACGCTTCGATGCCGGCATGCTCGTAAACCAATTGACTGGATTCAACCAGGTCTTAACAGATGCCCGCTCAGCCTTCAGCTTCGCTTTCTCAGCCTGCAGCTGTGCATAGCGCTCACCGACCGTGGCCTGAACACTGTCATACCCAAACGACTTACCAGCAATCGCTGCAAACTTTGCCGCAGCAATATTCAAGCTCGTCGTCGCCGACTCTAAATTCAGAGCAGCCTTACGGTGCTCAAACAGCGCGGCAGTCACACTGCGCTGTGCCTCCAACTCCGCAATCTGCTTGCCAATCTGTGCAGCCTGCAGCTCAGCCCACAACGCATGCGACTCATCCGACCACTGCGCCATCGCACCCAAAGCCTCATCCACCCCGGCGCGCGTGGCCCACCGCCACCGGTCAAACGCTAAGGACAAGTCCTCGTAGTTCGACAAGGCGGCCTTCGCATCAGCCTTGCGCTGTGCATCAAATGCAGCCTGTGCCTGAGCTACCGTTTTGACTGCTTCGAGCTGGGTGCGCACGCCATCGACCTGGGCCATGCGCATGGCACGCGCTGCGGCCTGCATCTTGACCTGGGCCAAAGCTGCCTCAACCTGGCTTGTTAGCAACTGGTCGTGCAGCTTATCGGACATGTTGGCCAGCTCTGCTACTGCGGACATCATCGACGCGAAGGCATCGGCGACAGCTGCTTTAGCTTGCATCACTGCTCCAACGATCTTGTCGATGACCTTGATACCTGTTGCAGCTACCTCAATGGCCATTGCAATCTCAGCGTGGCCAGCGGCCTTAGCCGCAGCAGCCACCACTGAGCGCGCATCTGACAAGTCGGATTCGGCCTTGGCCAGGTTCTCTGCGGCTTGCAGAGCTTTCTCCGACTGCTTCTTTCCTGCCTTCTCCTGCTCAGCTGTGATGTCCTCGCGAACACGAGACAGTTTCAGCTCAGCCTTAGCGACCTTGTCTGAATCTACCTTGCCGTCCTTGCCAGGCTTCTTCGCTGCCTCGACTGCCTTCGTGGCGTCATCAAGACGGCGCTTTTGCTTGACGGTCAGCTCAGTATCCTCAGTCATAGCCTCGGCATATTCCCGGCGCGCATCCGCAAGGTTTTTCTCTGCTTGTTCGACAGCATCTGACGCATCGACTTGGGCGGCGAATGAGGATTCCATATCGTCCCAGGCGCTGACCGCGCCTTTGAACAGTCCGGTAATTCCGTCAAGGCCGAGTTTGTCGCCGAGGGCCAGGGCATCCTTGGCAGTGATGTTGGATAGTGCGGATTCGACGTTGTTCATGGCGCGGGCAGCCATGCCTTGTGCTTCGGCCGACATGCCGAGCTTGTTGGCGACATCAGCCATGACTCCGGGGATCTTGTCGAAGCTGCGTGTGTTGGAGGGGTTGAGCACGCGCTCTGGCTTGATGGTGGCCTTGGGCATAAAGCCCATGCCGCGGGCTAAGCCTCCGGAGTCGAAAGCGCCTTTGCGCCACCGGGCCAGGCTCGCGTTGCGCTTGCGTTCCTTAGTGACCTCGCTAGCAAGGTTCGAGGCTTCGCCCCAGTCGATGCTGCGTCCCGAGGTCAAGGTGATGCCTTCATTCGAGGTGGAGGCAACCTCTCCGGCGGCGATTTTGCTGGCGGCTTTAGCCGTTGCGGACTTTAGCGGGTGCCAGTAGTGGTCTGTGTATGGTCCGCTTGCAGTCCCTGCAGCGCCACCACCGATTTGTCCGTTTCCGCGGGCTCCTCCCATTTCGATGTTCAGGCTTCGGCCTGCGTTGTTGAACATGGTGCCGACTGCGTGTCCGCCACCGACGCCGCCGTTGTAGAAGGCGATCTCGTAAGCGTCCTTCTTTGGGCTACGCCCGCGGCGCCATCCAATGGAGGCCAGCTGTGAGGCTGCGTTCATCGTGGCCATGAATCGCCCGCGGGTAGCGGTCTTGCCTACCGTAAACAGTGCGCCTTGTCCCTGAGTAGACGAGCAGTCTCCCCAGTTCGAGCCGCCAAAGACGTACGGCGCGCCCTCGAGGCTGCGGGATGCCTGTTGACCGCGTACGCGCTGGCCCTTGAAGAATCGCAGCAGTTCGTCGTAACCGACGATGCCTCCGTCGGCGTAGCCTGGCAAGTTTGCGAACCCGCCAAGATCGCCCAGCTTCGGATTAACTCGATCAGCGTTGATTGCGGACAAGAGCGGCAAGTACTTCCTGGTTGAAGCACGGTTGACGATGTACTCACCTGGTTCGACTCGGGCGACAGGTTGTTTGCGCTCGGTCGACCAACCCAGAATAGGGTCACGCTTACTGCGGGGAATTCCGGGCACATTCGGTAGGACACCGCCACGAGCAAACGCCGGCACGATGCCGCCAATGTGTAATCCTGGAACGAACCTTTCCAAGTTATCAGGGATAACTGCGCGGACGGCGTTTTCCACCATGCCGGCGGCAGCACGGATACCATTTGCCAGACCGCGGATGATCGCCTTGCCGGCATCCAGTAGCCATGAACCAGCCCCAGCAAACGCAGACTTAATCTTGCCCGGCAGCTGGCGGAACCCGTTAGCAAGCTCATCAATCTTGCCCTTGACCGCGCTGACCATAGCTTGCACATGGCCCTTAAAAACATCGAAGAGGCCCCGGCAGATGTCCACGGCAGCGCGCACTGCAGCCTTGAGTATGTCCCAAGCCTGCTGGAAAACTCCCTGAACAAGGTTCATAATCGCCTGGCCGAGCTCACCAAACCGATTACCGATGTTGTCGAAGTTTCCGGTCAGAACATCCGCGACCAAACCTACTGCAGATTTCAGCAAGTCCCACGTCGGCTTGATGATGTTATTCCACGTGGACTGGATAATATCTGCCAGGAAATTCCAGGCAGCAGGGATAACCACCTGGAATATCGGGATGACAACGTCAGCGATCGCTTTCACGGCCTGGGCGAGGAAGTTGAACACCGGTTTGATCACGCCGTCCCACACCGCTTGGAGGGCCTGGCCTAGAAGCTCAAAGCCAATCTTGACCCCGTCCCACACCATAGAGAAGAATTCTCCAACAGCGGACAGCCCCGTCTTGATGGACTCCCAGTGCGTGACAAAGAAGTCCGCCAGAGACTGGACACCGACTTTGACCTTCTCCCACACAAGTTCAAGGAAGTCAGCCAGCAAGGCTGCAGCTGCCTTAAATGCCTCCCACACGGGTGCAATCCATGTCTGGTAGAACTGTCCGAAACCTGTGTTGAGTTCGGCCCACTTGTCCTTGATTACTTGGAAAGCTTGGATAAGGAAGTCTTTGACCACAAGGCCTACGTCCCGCATCTTAAACAGCACGCGCACGAACGCGGAGTCTTCCTCCACTCCAAACGCGGTCTGCAGAGCAGAGGTGAAGTTACCCTCGACGAACAAGGCTTTAAGCCCATTGAAGGCAGTGCCGATCCAGTCAAAGACCGGCTGCATCTTCTGCTTGACCCACTCCCACCCGGCAGCCAAAGCCTGGGTAAAGCTATCCCACATCTGTTTACCGGTCTCAGTCTTGGTAAAGAACCAAGTCAAGCCCGCAACGATTGCGGTAATGCCAGCAATAATCGCACCAACCGGGTTAGCCATCATCACTGCAGTCAAGCCTTTGAAAGCCCCCATGGCGATACGCGCGGCCTGAGACAGGCCACCGCCGACCACCGAGGCGACCTTAGAGATGCCGCCGGCGAACTTCGAGAAGCCCATCGAGCCTTTCGCCAACCCGCCGGTCATCTTGCCGATGGTCAAGCCAACCTTGGCAATGATTGGGGTGGCCGAGTTGGCTTTACCCATTAGTTCGACCAGTCCACCAGTTAGACCTTTTCCGGTCTTGAATGCGCCGCCCGCAATCTTTGCCGCACCAGTGAGGTTCTTTAAGCCACCGGCGAGCTTGCCCACGGGACCAACCACGCGGCTAGCAGCGTTAAACCCGAGGAACGCGGTAACCAGTGCTTGCACCATACCGGGGTGCTCAGCTGCTGCCGACGCGAGCTTGTCCAAAGCAGGAACCAGCACATTAGAAATCAGCGGCGCTATCGCGTTGAGGACGTCAACCAATGCCTGCCAGGTGGCCACACTCACCGTGGCCGAGAGTTTGCCGAAAGAGCCAAGTAGGTTCGACACTGAGGGCCACGCTTGAGCAGCAGCACCAGCAATCTTGCTGAAGCTATCCCCCAGCTTTGACCACAGTCCAGAATCAAGTCCATCAGTAACCAACCCGGCAATGAAGTCAGCGACTGCTCCAGCTGCTTTACCCGCAGCCGGGGCGAGCTTGCTTTCGATGACCCCGCCGAGCTTTTCCATCGCCGGGATCAATGCCTGCCCCAGCTTCTCTGAGGCTGGGGCAATAGCCTCACCGACGGCATCAAATGCTGTGCCCACCGACCCGAATAGAGCCGGTGCAGCCTTAAACACAGGGTCAAGCAGCTTCTGGCCCAGGCGGCCAGTAGAGGCCATCATGTTGTCAAAAGCACCCTTGAACGTCTCACCGGTCTTCTGCGCTGCACCACCAAGATGCTCTTCCATCGCAACTTGGAAGTCTTCGAAAGACACCTCGCCAGCAGAAACCTTCTCACGCATTTCCTCGATGGACACACCAAGGTGCTCTGCCAAAGCTGCACCGGCACCAGTGGCGCGGTCATCCAGCTGAGCCAGCGTCTCACCTGTGACCTTGCCAGCACCGGCAACCTTGGCCATGATCGAGGAAATATCATCCATGCCCGTGCCAGCCTGGGCGGCAATGTCTGCCGTCAACGTCATGGCACGATCCATGTCGTGGCCCGTGGCCACGCCAACTGCGCCCAGCTTCGCGGCTGAGCCCGCTGCCTCATCAAGGCCAAATGCTGTTCCCTTGACCGACTGAGACACCGAGTCCATCAGCGACGACACCTCAGAGGCGTCGTAGCCCAACCCGCGCATCTTCGCCTGCGCCTGGTCAAGAGAATCAAGGCGCTTAAAGCCTTTTGCCATAGAGGTTGCCAACACACCACCAGCGGCGGCGCCCACACCAACAGCACCTGCCTTAAGCGTCTTGCCCATCAGCGATGACATCTTGGATCCGATCATCTCTCCGGTCTTCGCCGCAGGTGCTTCCGCCTGCCCAAGAGCAGACTTAATACCCGGCGCGATTTTCGACGTCTCGGGGACAATCGATATCCAAGCATTTGCAATTTCTGGCATGGTGGGTGCCTCCTTCTAGGTGGTGCGGGCTGCGCGCACGATGCGCCCGATGGTGGATGCGGATACGCTGAACTCGGTCGCCAGTTGTGCGTAGGTGACACCGCCGGCTGTGTAGGCGGCAACAATGCGTTCATTACGAGAAGCGATATCTGCCGGGGTAGTTGGCTGGCTGGTGTCGTCGGAGGTGTTGGCCCATCCGAGCCACTCGTTGAGTTCATCGAGTGGGGTGGCCACGCCCCGGAATGTTCCTCCGGTGCCGTCCTTGTCCCACGGATCGCGGGTATCGGCAGCTGCCGTCTCCTTTTTGGAAGGCGCAGGTGCCGGCGTGGTGTCGGCGCTGTCGACGCCTGGGCGGGGAATCGGTTCAGGGCGTTTGCCCTTGCCGCCGCCTAGTTGCCATGAGATACCAGCCAAAAGGTCGACGATGCTTGCTTGTAGCTGTTCACTAATGCCCCACTCGCGGGCCTCTGGGGCAAGGTGGCGCACGACGGCTGAATCGCGCGGTGCCTGAGCAACGATGATGTAGACATCCCGCCAGGACAGTGTGCTAGTTCCCGCCTGGCCAAGACGAAGTCCTAGGCCAATGAGGTCATAGGACAGTGCTTGGCGCAGTGCGGGATCATTATCTAGCGCATCGAGGAGCGCTAGGATTCCCCCACCGTGGACTCCTCCATCCACTGGTCGAGGAACTTGAGATAGTCGCGCATACTCATCTCATCAATCTTGGCCATGGTGTCCTTGCCGATGTTGGCGTGCTCGAAGAGCACGTCATCGTCCAGTTTCTCAAAGCCGCCGGCTTCCTTCGCCAGCTTCTGAATCTTTTTCATTCCCTTGCGGTTGACTGCATCCAGGTAGTACGGGACGACGATGTCAACGTCGTCGCAGGTAGTGAAGTGGAACTTTTCCAAAGCCATGGGGAGACCTCGTTTCTATGAATGTGTGTTGAGCAAAACTAGGGGGAGACAAAACGGTTATGGCCCCGGGGCGTCTCCCCTTGTTCCCCGGGGTCATTTGATTAGCTGGTTTCTGCGCTGGGGCTATCTTCACCAGTGGGGCCACCGGTGGAAGATTCCTCAGCGGTTACGCTTTTGGGCGGTCAATGAACTGGTAGAACTTGTTGGACGCGTCGTCGGTGAAGCACTCAAGCTCCAGCTCGTACTTGATGACGTCGGACTTCACGAACGACACATCGCCGACACTGGTGACCTGGGCGTCTGGGGCGAAGAGGCGGATCTTGGAGTCCTCATCTCCCTTGATGTCGGCCTGCCAGGAGATGTGCGGCAGGTCGTCAGCGTTATCCACGGTCTTAATCTTGGCGCCCTCTTCGGAGATGGTGACGTTGTTCTTGCCGTAGATTGCCTTGAGCAGATCGGCGTTAGCTGCCTCCATCACGGTGAACTTGATGACCACGGAGTGCTCGGAGGTAATCACCTTCACGATGTCACCATTCCAGTCCTTAATCTTCTCCGCCGAGCGGTCAACGGTCTTGGTCACACCGTCCTCGGAGATGTAACCCACCGGCTTCTGCTGACCAATAGTCGGCGGGGTTGTCGCATCAGTAGGCACCTTCTCCGAGGTGACTACATCGCCGATGAGCATGCCACCAGAGGCCTTTACATCGGGAGCACCCACCAGAATGTTCTTACGGTTGCGCATATCAGCCATAATCTTTTGCCCTCCTTTAAGGCATAGAAAAAGGCCACCGGGCTATCCGATGGCCATGTACACAATCCCGGTGACTTGCCACCGGGCAACGTGCGGAATAACAGGGTCTGGTAACTCACTAGGCCCTGTAATCTCATCCACGCCGAAACACTTCGGGTGGACGCTCGGCGCATCCATCAGGCGCTCACGCACCCGAAACGCCATATCAAGCGCAGCCTCGCTTGTCGGCCCATAGACCTGGACGAAGACCTGCGCGCGCTGGTGAATCGGAGACAGCACCTGCGGTACTGACTGATCCACCCGCACAAACAACTCTGGACGATCAACTGGCACCTTGGTGACCACATCGCACTGCACGGCGTCGACAAGCACCGCCTGCACCACTTCAATCGGAGTCACCATAGCTACCACATCGCTTTCAGCAACGAGTTATGTCGAGCATTGTCAATGCGGGCCTTATAGGTGTGGGGGAACACCAACCCGCGGTACCGGGTCTTGCCTTCCCGAGCTGACCAGCCATAACCATCAGGCAGCTTGTCGGTGATGGCCTGCGCATGCTCATGGACCAATGACTTGACCCCGGGACTGTAGCGAATCTCGCGAAACCCGTCCACGTTCCACTTCTTAATCCGAATCCGCTTAGCCACAGCTATCACGCACCCGTCATCTCAAAGTGTGCCCACGCTCCCGGCGCGTACGCCGAATGCACCGCGGTTGCATCACGGTTCGCAAAGATGAGCAGAGTTCCGTTATCGAGTACCTCGCAGGCTGGCGCGTCGATTCTCACGGGTTCCTCAGCCAAAGGAGTATCCACAACAATCATGGGTTATCCACCTACTTTCTTTGCGTGCACAACCACCAGACCAGGTGACCACCACGGACCATGGTTGTAATCCTCGGCGTTTCCTTCGACCTGCCACACATTCCCATCCGGAAGCTTTACCGACGAGCCCGGCGCGAACGGTTCCGCGGCGTAGATATCGAGCTGGTCAACAGTGCGCAGCACAGAGTTTCCCCGAGACTCATCGACCTTGGTGACAGCCCAGCCAGCAACCTGCACCGGCCGGAATTTCCCTTGGTGTGGCACTTGGTTTCCAAATCGGTCAGTGACCATCTCTACCTCGGAGACCTCCACGGTGTGCCTCAACGGGATAAATGACATCACCACCACAGCCCTTCGTGTAGCGTGCCGCCACAATCCGGGCAGGGTGAATTCACTGACCCGACGAGGTAGAAGCATCCTTGGCAGCGTCGATCCATCTGCGGCAGAGTATCAATCGCGCCTGGGCCACTACGCCGGCTACTGCTGCACAAAGACTCGAGCTCTTTAATCTCTGATGGAAAGAACAACGACCGGCGAGTCTGACGGGTGTCAAAAGACACCGTTTGTCCAAACGGCCCGGCCGTATTCTGCTGGCTAGAGATAGCGCCCGATCCCGACTCCGCCCACCGAAGTACTGCTCCACGAATAATCGCGATAGCGGCATCAGCGAACTCGAAGTCATCATCATCAATGCAAGGGGCTACCCGGCGCGCCATGGCAAGGGCGTCCTTGATAAGGATGTTGACGACGTTGGCGTCGAGGTCCGTGTTGAATGCGAGGATGTCCTGGGCAGAGAGCGTAAGCGTCATGGCGTATCCTCCTCTACCTGTTAGCTAGTAGCACCGCTGGTGGTGGAGGCGACCTCGTACTTAACGAACGCGTCCAGGTCGAGGATGCCCCAGCCGAAGATGACCTCAGTCATAAACGCCACTGAGTTGCGGCGCTGCAGGTCACCATTGCCGAACGGATCGCCGTATTCAATGCGCTTAAGTCCAATATCAAGAGCGCGGCCAAAGCGCAGTGCTGTCCAATCGCCGCCGAAGCCACGGATGTTGGTGTCAGCAGAAGCGTCAACCTGACCGGACACGCTCCGAGAAACTCGCACGGACTGGCCAGAGTATGTGGCAACAGATCCACCCATTGGAATATCCGGGTTGGTACGACGGCCTTCCTTATCGCGGGCGTTGGCCAGCTGGCCAACCAGGCGGGGGTCAAGGGCGAAGCCGTTAAAGCCCAGTGGCTTATCCCCGCCAACTACTTGGTTGTATCCATCCCACAGTTCCTTGTCGACTTCCTCGGGCTTGCCGCTCAGTGCGACCTTCTTCGTGGTCTGGGCCAGGAACTCTGGGTTACCAGACAAAGGCTTACCATCGGAGGCCTGGCGGCCGTGCAACACAGCCAGGTCAATCTGTCGGGACAAGGAATCAGACAGTTCGGAAGAGATCATATCCAGCACGCCCGCCGGATTCTTGTGAACAGTCTCCATCGTGAACTCAAGGCCGACGACTGCCTTAATCGGCTTGATTGCCTTAGCCCCTACCTCAAGGGAGGAGTCCACCTTGTTCTGGCCTTCACCAATAATCGAGGCGGCTGGTCGCTTGGTGAGGACTGGCACCAGGTTCTCCCCCAGAATCACCGGGTGGGCCTTAGCCAGAGACGGAACAATTGCCTCCTCGGTCGCCAGCTTCCAAATTTCATCGGACACGCTCCGAGGCAGCAGGGACTGTCCGCCGTCGCCGCCCAGGAGGGTCTTTTCAGTCAAGGTAGCCATGTACGGCACCTTCCTTTCTGTCGAGTATGTGTGTTGTTAAATCCCCAGAATCTGGCGAGCAACCGCATCCTTGTCAGACACGCTCGCATCACGCCCAGCCGCATTAGACTCCGGCATCGCCTTCTTCTCAGGGAGTTGCGAATGCGCCCATGACACCAAAGCGTCTGCCGCTGCAGTTAAAGCCTCCTCATCCCCGCTATCAGGTAGAAGATCGGCGGGCACTCCGGTGGCAGCTGCCACCTTCGAGCGCACCGCCTGGGCCTGTGCAGCACGAGCTTGCGCCTCCAACTCGGAGATTCGCTCCTGAGCCTTTTCAAGGTCGCTCTTCTTCGACTCCTCGAGCTCACGCATCTTCTGCGCTAGCGGTTCAAGCTCTTTGGCCTGATTGCGGTACTTGGCCGCCTCCTTGCGCAGCTTTTCCACGTAAGCACGGTCAAAAGTCTCCGACGCGTCCCCACCAGCATTAGCTGCATTAGGGGCCTGTTCTTCCTTAGCCTCCTGGGCTTCGGTAACTTCGGCTAGCTTTTTGGCATTCATACTGTTCCTCCTGGGAATTCAAGTAAAAGGGCATAGAAAAACCCCAACCTGCCCACCAGGGACAGAATTGGGGTTTCGTGCGCCGACCGGGACTCGAACCCGGCGCGAGAGCCTACCGACTAGGCGACGCTATTTTCGTTCTTATACATGTGGAGAGCCTCGAGCATCTCATAGACAGGGCCGTCGTCATATCTTTCTTCGATAAACTCCACAGCTTTATCCGTTAAGCAACCTGCTGTAAACGCTTCGTCGAGCAACGTCGCAATGGCTTCTTCGGGCTCGCCAGCCTTAAGATTTTCTTCAGCAAAGACTCTGCCCACCGACGGCGAAATTAGCTTATCGAGCTGACGGTAGTTCTCTTCGTCACTTAGCAACTTCAGCCCCCTTCGGTACGTCTTCGACTGGAAAAGCAGTCCTAAAGGCAATTTTACCATCAGGCCTCACGTTATATTCCGCCCTGACAGTCAGTCCGTCAATCTCTCGCCACACGGTTCGTCGAACTGTAGCGGCTCGAAAATGAGTCGGATGCTCGAGCGTATCTCTGACAGCGTCGACTATTTGTTGATCAGTCCATTCCTTGGGGAATGTCGACGCCCCTGGGCGCTGTGAGTCCCAGCGATGCCCGTCTGCCAGGCTTTCATCATGCGGCCAGCCTTGCCCATCTCGACCTGGATGGTCTCGCCACCCATACAGCACATGCCCCGGCATCTTGCCCAGGGGAGGCAACTTCTCACCAGGAAATACTGCCGACATCCCATCGCCCGTGTACTGCGGAATCCGGCAGTACTGCAGCCGTGGCCACTCCACGTCTTGACCGGCCTGCTGGCGGCGAGCAGTAATACACTGCCGCCAATCATTCACCGTCGCAGAGCGCCCGAACTCTTTATTCAATGTCTGCGATAGCTGCGCCAGGTCACGATTAATCTGTGGCAAGTCTGAATCTTCTTTCACCTCAATGGCAAGACAGCGGCAGTTGTCGTGATAACGCCGAACCTCGCCCAAGACGCTGTCTTTGCTATAGACCGCGCCACGCGAGCCCAGCATCAGACAAAATGCACAGGCCCCCGGCTCAGGAACCCGCGCGTATCGGGTGCCCGCGGTGATTACCGCACGCGCTACGGTCTCCCGCGCCGGTGCCACCACAAGCCGGTTCGTAATCCCCTGCAGCTTCTGCAATGCCAAGGCTCGCGCCTCGGCATCATCAACATCGTCGACCCACATTGCCGACTTATACGCGGCCTGGGCCTGCGCAAACCCTACGGGGTCAGCGACCTCCGGATACTCCAGTTCACGCAGCGTGTCATCTAGGGATCGGTCTAGAAACAGGTAATCTGCCGCGGAATACGCCGCCTGCTCGCCGTATGCTTGCACAACCGCCGCAAATGGCTCCACGAGTAGCTCCTTCTGGGCAATGAATCCCAGCCCTTCAGTGCGCTTCCACCAGGCCAAGAGGTCACGCTGAGCCAACATGCGCAGCCCATCCAAGGACGCCGCATAATCACGCCGATAGTTTGGCATTACTCACCCCCAGGCACACGGTTAGCACGAGCAGCTGCCACAACGTCATCAGACTGTGCAGGCGGTCCCTCGTCTGCTTGGGCTGCACCTGCCAACAGTGACACTCGCTGGACTGCTTGCTGCTGCGCTAGTTCCTGCAACATGATGCGCTGCTCCTGCGGGGTGTAGCCGAGCCTGTCCCAACCCACACGTGAATTCGTCGGAAGGACACCAGCCTGAACCTGCTTGACCACAGCGTCTGTCGTGGCCGCAACCGTTGGTGTAGCCGGATTGCCCCAGCGAACACCCACAGCTGATAGCTCATCAACAGACTGGCCAGCACGACCAGCAGCGGCAAGACGACCCACCTGAGACCATGAACGCCCGAACGACTTTTGCCGTCGCTCCGCGCGCTTGACCAAGCGTGCTTCCATCGCGCGAATAGCATCTGCTGACGTAGCCTGATCACCTCGCAGCCCAAAGTAATGCCCGGGTAGGCCAGCTTCGGCAGCCGCGAGCTGCGCTAGCCCTTCAATCTGTTCCAAGAACGGGCCAGCTGGTTGCGGGGCAAACTCCCCCAACTTTGGCTCACGCTCTGTCTCATCCACCGGGCCAGTAGTCCACACCCGACCAGTGAGAACCTGCCACGGAGACATCGGAGCACCGTCCGGGCCGACGAAATCATTTGAGTCCATACCAATGGCATAGCGCTGTGGGGCGGAGAAGAACTCACGGTTAACGTCCATCGAAATCAATGTTCGAACCGCGGCGTCTGTATATCGACGCAACGCTGCCGTGATATCTGATTTGCCGCCGCGCGCACCCGTTCGAGGACGGTTAACAAAAGGCACCAGCGGCACCATTCCCAGCCCATGAAACTGACGATCCAGCACACGCCAGGGTTGCGAGAAGTGCTTCTCAATCGTCACGACCTGGTCGGGCAACCACAACTCGGCAACCGTGTGTTCTTCCCGGCTTTCGGTAATCGTTAGCGCGGAATCAAACCGTCGTGTGCGTGAATTCAAAATGCCCGTAGTGCTCTTAGCATCATGCCCGCGGATCAATTGCGCGGGCTCGCTTTCCCGGCCGGCCGTTACAGACACGAAGCTAATGCCGTAGATCATTGCATCAAGGTGAACCTGACTAGCTTCTTCATCAAGCGCATTAGCGTCGAAGACATCCAGCAGCCCCTCATCACTAAACCCAAGAAAGTCCAGGCGCTCCTCAAGCACATCGACAGCTGTACCAGCCCACCCGCACACAGTCTTAAGCATGCGCTGCACATGCTCCGGGGTGGAGATATTAAGCAAGCGGGCAGCGAAAGACCCATCGTAGTAGGCCTCATGGACGCGGTTGGCCTGCAGATGGCAAACCAACTGATCTTCCAACCGGCCCACCAGGCGCTGCTCATCATCGCTAAGTGCAATATTCACTACCACACCACCACCTTTCGTTTCGGACGGGCCGGACGCACCGGCCGCTTCTTCTTGGAATATGTCCGCCCCGTGAGCGCCAGCGTGGCAGCCACGAGCGGGGTAATGTCAGCGTCCTCGTTAGCGCGGTTCCACGCCCACGAATCACCAAGCTTGCGCTTACGGGCAGACGCAGCCGCCAGGTTGAGCGAAATCTGGTCAAGGTGTCGAAGGTCGTGCGACATCACGGCATCGTAGAGCTGGCCACACGCAGCGGCCATGATGTTTGACCCTGTCCTCGAGACCTTCACTCCCTGCGCCTCCAGCGGCTCGATAAGCGAACCAGCCGGAGAAAGGACATCAATCATCAGCGCACTGACCTCCTGCTTAGACAAAATGGCCTTCAGACGCGGAATCACCCAATCAGGAGTCCCACGCCGGTTCTCGATAACGTCCACCCAGAGATGACCGTCAACAGAAGTACCAGCGGCCACAATCGAAGCAGCATCACGACCCGGCGCGATGTCCACGGCCAAGACGACGGGCTGGCCGTCGTCGACGAGGTTGGAGTCGGCGCATGCATCCCAGTCTTCAAGGGGAAGGACTCGGCTAGTGCGCTCCTGCTCCCACATCCCGAGACGTTCGCGGCGGAATCCAGCGTCTGAGAGTGCTGAGCGCTCAGCTTGTACGGCACCGATGGTGATGCGCTTGCCCAGTGCGGGGTTCGCAGCCAGCCATAGTGTCTCGTCGTCAGCGTCGACCTCGACGGTGTCCGGGGTGGAGGCGGCTGACCATTCAGCCCATAGGAGGGTGGGATCAGTGCCTGCGTGCGCGGCGTCGTGGAGGCGGCGGAATACATCGCCGTAGAGGTCATCGGGTGCTGGCGGTGTGCCGGTGAAGATTTGCTGTGGCTCACTCGATGGTGAGATGACCGGCAGCAATGACTCCAACGTCTCATCGGTTAAATGCTGTGCCTCGTCGAGAATTAACGTGTCACCGGAGAAACCACGGCCTGATGTCTTTGAGCGAGAAATGAACTCGATGGAACCGCCGTTATCAAGGAAGATAGCTTCCTGCCCGTTGGTCTGCCGAAGCGTGGTGATGTGAGCTTTCAGCTCGTTGTGGTTCAGGAAGAAGCCCGAGATTCTCTGAAACGCCTTCCTATTGGTTTTCACCTCGTGAGCAGTATGGATGATGCGGCGTCCGAGTAGTACGGCCTGGCCTAGCTCAAGGATTTCGATAATGGCGTTCTTGCCGTTTTGGCGCGGCACGGAGACACCTACCTTGAAGGCTGCAAGCCCGCCGGCGGCATCGCGCCCCATTGCAGCAGTCACCATGCCCTCCTGCCAGGGATCCGCCTCCAAGCCAAACGCCGCGGCCAGGTCAATGAAATCGGCGCCATCGAAGTGGTCTACCGCCTGCTTTGAGGGCTTGGCCAAGAAGCTAGGTGTCTGGGCACCCAGCAACTCACCCGGCGCGGTCTTGTCGTGCTTGTCGTCGCTGTCGAAGGTCATCAAGTGCACTGCCCTCCTTTTCTACGTCGGTGAGAAGCTCAATCTTTTCCACGATGTCGGCCAAGCGTGCAGCTAAGACGGCAACGTCGCGCGGTTGGTCGCACTCATCAATTTCAAGGGCCAGGCGGTCGCGCAGTGCTTGGTAGGTCTCGAGCGCCTTATTGGTGGAGGCAGCAGCAAAAACACCAGCTAAACCCTGTGGTTTGGCATGTACCCCACCAGTCCCGGTCTGTAGTTCTGGGTAGCGCTCTGGATGGCGCTGAACACGTTTTTTGCACCTATCCGAGCACCATTTCGTCTGCCGCCCTCTCAGAGGTGTGCGGCAGGCAACGCAAAATCTCACGATTCACCCCCTCGATTACGCTAAAGTCCCAGTTAAACCCTATTTTTCGGAGGGGGATCGCAGCATGGCTGCCCTCCTCGCGAGCCTGGCGCGCCGAGGGTTTCCTCCCCAGGGCTTACCACGCACGCACATGCTGGTTCTTCTTCGGCGCACGCCGCGAACCTTTAGCGCCAGCTGATTTGTTGCACCCTAGATGCATCGGCTGCAGACTTCCGAGATTGGAGCCACCCGCAGCCACTGGAACAATGTGATCAGCCGATGGGCTCATTGGGTGCGGCGCCTTCATCGTCTTATCAATCGGCAGGCCACACCACGCACACACCAGTTCATCTTGAGCTAGCAGGCGTGCACGCTTCCTGCGGTAGGCCCTATCACCGGTACGCGACACTACGCACCCCCTTTGTGCCCGAGCACAACAAAAGGCACCCGAACTATTCCAGTCCGAGCGCCCAACTCTTACAAGCGTAAGCTTAGCACCCTGGGTGGGCCACGTAAACACTTTTCCCTGACCTGCACAAACCAAGCACATCTGACAGGCGTACAAGCATGCGACCATCCGGTGTTATCTCAGCTGTAATCCTGCCATCCGCTACGGCCCGCCGAATCGACGCGCGAGAAACAGGCCTACCCAACAACGCTGACCATGCTGCGATCTGACGAGCTGTCCCAAACTCCAACGGCTCCGGATCACCCACACCCGCAGGCGGCGACACCACATCCGAGACCACACGAGCAACCGCGATGACCTCCTCAGCACAACGCTGACCCCACGCCACCTGCTCTAGCCACGGCAAGCGATGACGCAACCACTCCGCGCGCTGAGCTAACGACGCCTCAGCCGGAAGCGAACCGCACTCAGGCACAGCACGAACCAGACACCCGCACCAATAGCCCAGCACCTCCAAAGCATTCAGCTTCAAATCAAGCAGCGGCAAAGACACCGGCGGCCTAGACTCCCGCCTCGACGGAGGCTTACCCGCGTTCTCCCCGCTCGACGGCTGACGCGGCTCCATAAGCTCATCAAGCCCAGGACCATCCAACGCCAGACGCACCAAGGCACGACCACAAGCATCCATCAAGTAATCATCCATCCACTGACCTCCTTCTTCTTCCACCTCGAGAACCTCTACGGCGACGTTTGACAGACTCGTGCCCTGCCCTAACCGGCCCTACCCGACCCGTCCCGTCCCTACCCGACCCGACGATCCCAGGCGCGTCACCCGAGCGTCCTAGATCGCGACCCAGGTTTTTAGGTGGATCGTCATCTGCAGCGGGCGAGCCGGCCATTGAGGCGCTCAAGCCTGTTGCGGATTGGGGACCAGTAGTCGCGCTCTCCGGTGTCGTGGTCTGCGCTCCTGCAACCGATGAGCCGGCCGTTGAGGCGCTCGAACCGGTTGAGTGTGCTGCAGTGCGCATGATGCGCTCCATTTCTTCCGGGCTCGCGGTGACCCACTCGGGAATCTCATCATCGAGAGGGGCCCGCGCTCCTGCAACCGATGAGCCGGCCGGTAAGGCGCTCGAACCGGTTGAGTGTGCTGCAGTAGCCGCCTCGTCGTTGCGCTCCTGGACGTCGGCCGGCGCTCCGGAATCAAGGTGTGCTGCCGATAAGGCGCTGCCTTGACCGTCTGCGTCCTGGCTGATGTCGAGGGGCAATTGTGGGGCGGATAGCTCGATGCGGATTCCGTGGTCGATACACCACTGATCCTTGTTGACGAAGTCGACGGTTTTCTGACTATAGATTGGGTTTTCGGGCTCTGGTTTAAGGTGTAGTTCCTCGCCGTTTCCGCGGCGCGAATTACACGTCTTGCAGGAGACCACGAGAGTGTCGACGGTCGAGTTCTTGTGCTTTGTTAGTGAATCGTAGGTAGCGGCTCTCCTTCCACGCCTGTTGGACCAGGATACAGATTTGGCGCACCAACGACAGACATCTCCATCGCGGACACGCACCTGGGCAAGTAGGCCCGGGGTGCGTTTGTCTTTGGCGCGGTTTCGGTCTTGTTCGACTTCCTCCCGGCGGCGCATGTGAACAAATTCCTCATCATTGAGGACAAGGCGGATGACGTAGCGATCATCCAGTTTGGTTTCTTCTGCGATGCCGGCGGTTTTCAGAGCATCGAGGACTGCACGCTCGCGGCCTGGTGCGACTTGGGCAAGTGAACCCATTTCAACAATGCCGTCAGTCAGGTGAGCAGCAGAGCCCGCAGCAATCTGGGCAAGTACTCCGAAAGCTTCGTTTTTCTGTTGATGGTCTAGCCCGGTAGCCACAAGAAGCCTCGACATCATGGGGTGCGTGACGATGTTGTCACCAATGCGCAACCATGCCATGGTGTGGTCCTCCTTTCTGTGGCTCCTAAGGGTCGTGGTGGTCTAAGGCGGTGGTCTCGGCGGGCTAATAGGTGGCCTGTCCTTTCATGTAATGGCTGCTTATGCGGCAACGAGGGCATCAGTAAGGCGACGATGAACAGTTTTGACGGTGAGCCCGAGCTTATTGGCCAGCAAGGCGTGTACTTTATCCTCGGCGTATCCAAATCCCCGGAAAAAGCGGTACTCCTCAAGAAGATATTGACTTTCCGCGCGGTAATGCTCATCGCGGGCTATCATCGAGCACTCTTTACAGTGCTTGGCGCTGCGTTTAGCAAGGGGCTCTTTGCACCGGGCGCAAAATGAAGCCGGCAGCTCATGAGCTGCGCAGTGCTTGACGTAGCAAGCACGGCAGCGCACCTGACCGCGGCGAATCGGTGTTTCACAGTCCTCACAGTGGTTCTCGGTGGCCCGAAGATAGCCGACATAGCAGTCACGACAACGGGTTTTTCCTGACCCTAAGGATTTTCCGCAATCAGCACAGATGTTCTTCCTACATGCATGGCGGTACGCATCCGCACAGGCACGACAGCGAACAGCGCGGCGACTCGAAAGCTCTTTTCCACAGTCTTTACACGTATTTTTCATGCCAGCAGCCCTCCAATCTCCATCAACGGGCACCACGGTGACACCGCGGAAGATTTCGCGCCTGTGGAGTGGTGATGTGCCGCCAGGAGGCGAAGAAGACGGTTGAGTGCCCGCGCCGCGTGCTTCTCAGCCCGCTTATGCGGATCTTCTTCGTAGTCGAAGATGGCAGTAACGATCTCAGTCTCGGCTCGCTGCCGGAGTTCTTGGTTCATTCGTAGCTCTTTTCGATAGTGCAGCCTGCAGCACGGCGGGCAGCGGCATAATCCTCAGCCTGCTGCTCAGCGGTGCGGCTAGTAGTAATGAGCTGGTTAGTGGTGCCGACAACACTGGTAATGACAGTGTCACGGAAAGTACGGGTTACTCGTGTCCCGTCCGGGGAAATCGCAGTAACTGACCTGGTTGATGACATTAGGCCTCCTTAAAGAACGTAGAAAAGCGGTTGGGACGTCTCGTGCGGGAGAGAAACGGATAGCACTCACGGCACAACCCCTCCCCCAGATGATCTCGGGAGGACTGCAGGCTCTGGTTCTTCCAGGTGCGCATCGCTACAAGCTTGCAGCCACAGCCAAGGCAGGTGGACTGCCATTGAACGTTTTGCCTCGGTGTGACGTCACAGTAACGAGCAGCAACTACCCCGTCGATGAAGACACCGGCAGTCTCGTGCCTGGCAAGACGGTCCTCGCACCAATCAAGGGCAGGGCAGCCAAGACACAGAATGCGCGCGTGGTGCACGCGCACTGTGCGGTCTTTTGCCATCTCACGCGGCGGAGTCTCCCACACATTGGGATGACCAGGCCTCGCGCGATGCTCAGGCCTCCTGCACACATGGCGAACATCTGGTGTTGCCGGTTCCCGTAGACTCACGCGACCCCCTGCGGTGGTCGAGCAGTCACCAGACGGGTCCCAGCACTAGAGCCAGTTGCTTCCTCTGCGTCAAGCTCCGGCGAAGGAGTTTCTCCCGGCTTAGCATCAAGCTTGCCGTCGCGATCATCATCGTGCATGACCGTAGAGAGCACGCGCAGGTCCCCGGCGTACGTCAACGCCTTGGTAGTTACCCACTTATCCTGCGTGGCCAGGAAGTGAACATCCGGGTGCTTCTTGAGGATGGTGCAGGCAGAGAAGATATTCTTCATCATCACCGGCTCCAAGACTCCAGAAGTCATACGTTGCCTGTCTTCGTGAGTAGTGATGACTTTGGCAATCGAGGGTGCTACTTCAAGCTCACCTCGGTGTATCTGATGCCGGTAAAGATGCAAGTCCAGGCCCGTCGCGTCGTAGAAAAACGCACGGAAATCAGTGAGCTCAATTGCAAGAATCGGCTGGTCCTCTAAGTCAACGTCCTTCACAGAACGGAAAGGAAAGAGCATCCTCAACTCTTTGACCTGTGCACCAGTTAATTCAATGCAAGCATCTTCATCAGTGCTTAACTTGATCCAACTTGCCTCAACGGTCACCGCCGCAAGCTGGCCAACTGTCATGGCAGTCACGACAACATGATTGCGCTCAGGGACGAACTCTAGACGGATTTTCGGGTTATCTTTATCCGTGAAAACTGCTGCAGCACGGATAGCGTTAATGAATCCCCATAGGTAGACCACAGCAGTACTACGCGGCTGCCCCACAGTGGTTAATCCTGCCATTATTTGCTCCTTTCGGTTATCTCAAGTTCCATTTGCCCAGGGATTTGGCCAAGCTTCTGCGGTGTCTCAATCCAGCGATGAAGCTGAATCTTGCGCTGCGGCTCCAGGCGCTCCCACCACACCTCGGCGTCTTCAAGGTCACGAGCCCCCATACGGCTACTTCTTGTCCTTAGCGCGATTAATGCGCTTGAGGATGCTGGCAGGTAACTCTGTATCCGGACGCTGCGCCGAGCATTTAGCAGCGTGCGCAATCCACAGCTTGATACCGCGGGCGGCGACCTCTTCGGCGTCATACTGCCCCAGCTGAACCGCGACAGTAACGCGCCTGCCGGACTGGTAATCCGTTGTATGGCGCAGCATGATGCGCCCATTCGGATCAGTACCCGGTTCAAGTGCAAGCCGCTTTCTAGCCGGAGTCCACACCCACTTGATGCGATCCCCACACTCAGGACAACGCGGATCCTTAGTCAACACCGGCCCCGCCAATCCCCATCCCGAAGTCACCGAACGGGTCTAACCAGCGCGCAGACATAGAGTCCTCCACCGCGCGTTTCTCCCGCTCCTCCAGAACAACCTCCACAACGGTGAGGTCACGGTCAAGGTCTGCAACAACCTCCTGGAGCTGACAGACAGTCTGTTTCAGGATCATTACGCAAATGATGGTGAAGACAATGGCGATGCCGTAAACAATGATGGTTAAGGTGCTCACAATTACTTCTCCGATTCCTTAGTGGTGTTTTTAGAAAGCAGCTTCCAAGCCGCAGCAACTGAGCGGTACGCCTTTTCGTCGTCCCCGCTTTCCCAATGCATTGATGCGCGCCGCAGGTGGTTCGACGAGGTCGTGATACATCCCTGCAGGCGCTCCACGGTCTTGCGAAGCTTGTCACGCTCCGCCAGAACACCGTGACTATCCAGCTGATTAGCGGTTTCCTCAGCTTTCCCAGCCGCATCACGCGACTGGCTCGCAGACTGCGCAGTCTTAACCAGCTGAGCCTTATACTCCTCACAGCGCTTAATCGTCTCGGCGAGCTTGTCCTGGAGCTCATCAACCTCATTCGATTTGCGCGCGGTTGCCCTGCGCGCATCAGCCAGAGCTTTCTCCGAATAATCAAGATTCTTATTCAGCCGGGCCAGCTCAGCTTTAGCCCGAGCAGAGTCATCAGCAGTAGATTCAAGACACTGCGCCAGCTTGCTCTCCAACTCCGCAACACGGCCCTTACAAGCGGCATAATCCTTCCTCAACTGCTCAACCTCTTCGAGGTTCGCAGGCTCAGCCTCGCGCTCAGTCAACGCATACTCGGCCTCAATAACCTTGAGATACAACTGGCCAATGACAATCTCAACGCCCTGCGGAACTATGTGCTTAATCTCCATGGCTAGGCCACCTCCTGCATAAACCGGTCAAGCTCAGAAATCGGGATGAAAATCTTCAGCCCCTTCTGATTGGCCTTATGAGTTGGCCGGCGCCGACAGCGGATAAGCCCCTGGCGGCAGAACTTACGAACAGACCACTCTGAGTAGCCGACATACTTCGCAAACTCAGCCACGGTCAGCAGCCTTTCAGGCTCTGGAATCTTAGACATGAGCAGCCTCCTCCTGGGCTGGGTGGCGAACATAGTCGCCGATGAGAGTGGTGATAGTACGGTGCAGTGGCACGGTGGGCGGCAGCTCAAGGCCGCTGTGCTTGCCGACGACGACCAGGGCGCCGTCCTCAAGACGAGCAATCCACGTACAACCGTTGGCAGTGACCTGCCACATGTTTGGGCCAATAGTGCATACCCGCCTGATAAGCTGGGTTAAGGCTCCGGGGCACATCCGGGGCTCCTTTCGTTTTGTGCTGATTTTCCACTGCTGTGGGGTTAACAATGTGGTTCACTTTCTTCAGGGCTGCCGCCCTGGAAAGTGAGGTGATTTAAATGTTGAAGTTCGAGCACATAACCGGATTGAATGTTGAGGGTGTCGCCCCGGCCGAAGATCTGATTGATTCCATTCGGGAAGCCCTTGCTGAGGGCGGCGACCCGGCACCCGGGTTAGCTCTTGCGCTGGTTAAGGCGATTGCCGAGTTGGAGACGGCGAAGAAGTCGATTGCCGACCTGGAAGAGCGGATGGAGTCGACGCAGCTCTACGTCATTGGCCTTGAGACGCGTCTCGTTGAGAGCGGCCTCCGCTTCGGCGACCCGGCTGCGAGCATCAATCCGAGTGCCACGCCCGACGGCGAGTCCCTTAACCCCGGCGGTGACCTCTCGAAGTAGGTCATCAATTTCTTTCGCGGTGTAGTACCTCTTGCCCGGAAGATTCACGGTCACCTCCGGCGTGCCAGCGCCGGGGGTTTCTTCGTGGTTACTCATAGTTTTTCCTCTCTTGATTCCCTCCTGCGGTATCCCCTGCCACAGGAGGGTTGCTATCCGTTACGGCACCAGTAGGGCCTGTTCCAACACAGCCTTCTGGGCCGCGGTCAAGCTCATACAACTCGACAGAACCAGCGATGCGAAGGCCTCAGACGGCACTTCACGCGCTGTCCGATATCCCTGTCCGTAAATGCCGTCAATAATCATTTCGGTGAAGCATTCCGCCTGGTCTTGCCAGCCCGGCTCGAAACCGAACTCAATGCGACAACGCACATCAATTCCGGCGCGCATCATGTCCCGGATCGAGCGTGACTGCAGCTCCTCCCAACTCAAGGCATCCATCCTGTGGGCTCCTTTTCTTTCTTCGTGCCTGTGTTTCTCCATGACTTGCCAATTCCCAGCACGACTAAGCGGCGGGAATTAAAATCTGTGATTCATCCCGTTTTCTCGGAAGGTTTGTCATGGGTGTTTTGATGTTTGGTCCGCTCTCCGATGTCGCTTTCGGAGTTTCCGACGAGGTTGTCGCTTCGGTAGCTGAAGCTGCGCGCCAGGGCTTGCACAAAGGGATGTTCATCTCCCTTGCTGGTATTGACGGAGACAACGGGGGTTATCTCCAAGTTGATGTGAGTTTGTTCGTGCCCGAGGTCCGAAGCGAGAAAGGCGAGAATCTCGTCGATGACACACATGCAATGTGGATTAGTCCTGTCACCACTGGTGACGTTGAGTTTCCCGTTGATGACATGCTTGTCGAGCAACTGCTTGAAGTCATGGAAGAAACCGATGGCTGCATCGTTTTCGACTCCGAGGACAAACCCGTACTTCTTCCTCAGCGCGCAAAAGCTCTGCTTACTGGCGCTCGGCGCATCAACCTCTACGAAGACGTCATCTTTCCTACGCCAGGGCATTAGCTTTCCTCTTCGTCTATGTTCCGATACCCGTCTCGCTCAACCAGCGGGCTTCTAGGGCTCCCAGCCGATGCTGCGCGCTTGTGCTGGGCAATGAGCTTCTTGATTTTCCGGCGGCGCTTCCAGCGTCGAAGTACGCTTCTGGCATGTGCGAAACGTGGATTCTTGAGGTAAATGGTCACCGCTGCGAGATGGACTCTTGGGCTTACCCCTTCCTGCGGGAGTGTTGGCGTCAGCTCCAGAAAGACGGTGTACCTTTCGAGCTTCGAATTGATAACAGGGACCCGCTGCGGGTGGACATCGAATCGGACGTTAACTTCCTCGTAGTCGATGGGCAGGATGTCCAGCTCGTTGAGGAGCTTGACGATGCCGACTACCAGCTTTTTATGGACTACTTCGACTCGGGTGAGAAGCATGTCTACCGGCTCGTCGATATCCACTCCAATGAAATTGGCTTCCCCAGAGCGCAGGACGTTCAGTGACGCCGAATACACCCTGCTCCCAATCCAGAACCCAACCATGCGGTGAATGCTCCCGCCATCATCTCCGGACGGGATCATCATGCGCCTCCGGTGATAAGGCTGCCGGTTGTCATTCTCACGCAACCGTCTGATATCAGTCTTCATTTGCTTTCCTCTCCATTCCTGGCGCTCCCTAAGAGTGCTTCTCTGCGCCGGCCTTTCTGAAACTCCCGGCGCGCCTAGGCGGCGGGTTCTTCTGTCGGTTCTTCAGCTATGGCTTGGACTGCAGATTTAATGTCCGTGACTCCCGCTGCCTCCATGAGCTTGATCGCAGTTGCCAACTTGACGTCAAAACCGCGTCGAACGCGGCTTACCGTTCCAAGAGAGATGCCCACCGAAGCCGCAACCGCTTCATCTGAACTAACTCCCCGCGCTTCCCGAATCTGGTCGATTAGTGCTGGTTTGATGCGGTACTCCATACCCAGCTCCTTCCTGTGCAATTTGCTTACAAATCCCATTATGCACACGCAAAGCAGAATGCACAACTCGTTTTGCACAATCCGTTATTGCCCCAGTTAATTACATGTCCGCATATTGCAATCAGTTAACGCATTGTGCATAATGGGTTGCATGAGCAATCACATCAGTTGGTATAAATCGCTGGTTGGATCCGATACTGAAAAAGCGGCGTCCGACCGCGCCGGCATCACAACCAGCACCCTCAACCGTCAGCTGGCCAAAGGACACCTATCAGAAGGAAATGTCATTGCCATTGCACGCGCATACGGAGCAAACCCCGTCGATGCACTGGCAAGAACCGGATACATCACAGCCGAAGAGGCCGCTGGCAATGGCCGGGAAATAGCTGAGCTGCTTTCAGACCAGGAACTCATACGGGCCCTGGCACTACGCATCAATCCGGATGAAGAAATCTGGTCGCAAGCATTTGGAACGGTTGTAAACGAAACATCGAAGACCGCCTCCCCAGCCGAAAAGGCTGATGTCCAGGCAGACGTTTACGATTTGGACAGCCGCTCTCACGACGACCTGATTGAACGAATCAACGCCGGAATTGAACCGGTAGCCGCGCAGGAAGCGACGGAGCCGCTAGAGGAACACCATCCGTAGGAAGTCAGAAAGGAGCGCCCGATGTCCCCCATCGAGGAGCGTCTACACGACCTGCTCGACCAGGCCGGCGTGGAGCTCGTAGAAACAGGCAGACTCGACGTCCGCTACAACGCCTGCTACCACCACGCCACCGGCACAATCATCGTGCGCAGCGGACTAGACCCCGCCACCCGCATCTGCGCCATCGGCCACGAGCTTGGCCACGCCGCCAACGGTGATGATTGCTCCACCGCGCGGGCCGAGCGCCTCGCAGATGAATGGGCCGCGCGAAACCTCATCGACATCGACCTGGTCGAAGACGCCGCCGCAGACAACGGCGGAGCACCAAGCGCCATCGCCGCCGAACTAGGTATTACCCCACGACTGCTACGAATCTGGATGCAACTCTACGAAGCCGGCCGAATCCCAACCCACAGCCCATACAGCTGCATGATTCTCTAACCTTTCAGCAACCACAAGGAACCGCCTAATACCCCTCGCCTAGAGGTAAATAACCTTTACAACTGCCAGGTCAAACAGCATAAGCAATTCGAGTAAGGACGACTATGGATAACCAGCAATTAGAGCCTATTTATGACGGCTCAAATGAGTTTGTCATGTATTCCACCGAAGACGGAAAAACGGAAATTCACCTCCGTGTCATCGATGGAACCGTTTGGATGACCCAAGCTGAAATGTCGGAACTCTTCGCAGTCTCACGTTCAAGCATTAGCGAACATATAAAAGCCATCATTAACTCTGGCGAGCTACAGCGCAAAGAGGTTGTTCGGAAATTCCGAAAGGTACAAGGTCAAGGCGTACAGGGACGTTCCCTTGACCACTACAATCTCGACGCCATTATGGCCGTGGGCTGAAGCCGGCCGAATCCCAACCCACAGCCCATACAGCTGCATGATTCTCTAAGTCCGAATCAACCCCCAGCGCCACCAACAACCCGCAACCGCTCTACCCTCTCACAAAGGCTTTGCAATGAACTCCAACAACGTCATCTCTATCGATGCCCGCCGCAGCCGTGAAGAAAAGACCTACCTACAAATCCCAGGAAGAGTCGCCTTCCACACTGGCACCCGGCCATTCCTCGGCAAAGCCGACGACGGCAACGAATACTGGTGCAAACGCATAGAAAGCGAACATGGGCGCGAAGCAGTAGTCAACGAAGTAGCTGCAAGCATCGTCGGCCTGCGCCTGGGTGCCCACATCCGCCCTTGGAAAATCATCTACGTCCCCGAGTCACTACACGGATACATGATCGGAGAATCAATATGGAGATACAGGCTCACCGGGACTCCACTCTTCGGCTCACTCAATCTCCACACCGCAACACTGCACCAAGGGTTCGGAGTCATCCCCTACGTTAACGATGACGCCAACTACAACCACATCCCAAAGCTGATAGCACTGTGGTTGTTGTGCAATGTTCAGGAAGACCTCCAAATCCTCACGGACAACGATGACGATAACTCCATCTGGTCCATCGACCACGGGCTCTGGTTCGACTCGGAGCCCTACCCTTGGCAACTAACCCCACCAGAACGCGCAGGCGGCACCGCACGCATTCCCCTACTGCGCACCGAAATTCCCAACAGCTCGTGGGACAAAGCCATCAACGCACTCGACAACCTCGACACCACCCTACGAGAAGAATTGCAAGAAGCACTACCAATAGAATGGGCAATACCTGCGCATGAGACTGACAAACTCATGAACTACGTCCTCTCTCGCAAGGACTACGCTCGGGAGCTCCTACGCTCGTACAAACACCGCAAAGGACAATGACATGAGATTCGACTACTGGACCGTAAGCGTGGTTCCCCGCCCCATGGGCATCACCACGATCGGCGTCGGTGTCATCGTCATCGATGCTGCAACAGGCGAAACAAAGAACCGTTTCCGCGCCGACCGCGGTATCCACCACGATTCCGACTTTCCCGAGGCCATCCGGCGAGCCCTGCAACATTTCAAAGTCGATCTCAAGAAGCTGACAACGACAACGGAACCGCTCAACCTTGACGGGCAACATACGCTGTCGAGCTATCTCGAATTCACTAGCGGGCACTGGAACAACCTCATCAAAGTTCACCCCATGCAAAGCATGGACGCTGCAAACCTCAACGAGGCCACCGACCTACTGTTTTCGACCCTCATTGGCGAAGCCCCCACCGGCAAGCATCAACAAGACGTCAGACAGGTACGACGCTTTATCCGCAGAGAATACGAGCAACTCCCAAGCCTGGAAAAAGCAACCATCTTTGACGCCGACGTCCAAGTTGCCCGGCGCGAGCTGGATCTAACTTTGGCGGTTGTCGATGATGAGGAAGTTATCGAGCTTAATCAGGCATTTAACTTCCGGTCTTCTGATGCGAATATCACGCGCGCGGCCATTGATTCTTGGACGCTCAAGGTGGACAAGTTGCAGCAGGCGGGCGGTGAGCTTACTGCTGGTGAGACTTTAATCTTTGTTCCTCGCGAATTGGATATCGTCGCTGTCACCACATCGCCGAACTCGTCAGCGCAGAAGAAGAACTTCCAGCAGTTCCGTGAATTCTGTGGCGATCTCAATATCTCGATGCTGACGATGGAAGAAATTCCTCAGCATGCTGCCTCACTCAATAGGCGCTTAGCCTCTTAAAAAGCACGCTCCCCTCACCTGGAAAGTTTGGTCGCGGACCAGGTGAAGGGAGGCTCCATCAAAGCAACTCTTACGTTTTTCGCATGAGTTCACTCTGACAAGAAAGAAGTGTATCCCATGGCCTACGTTGTAGACCTCTGGACAAAGAAGAACCCCGATAAAAGCCCCGGCGCGCCGAAGAAGATTCCGAGTGCCCGGTGGGGCGTTGGCCGGCGCTGGCAGGTGCGCTGGCAAGAAGGCGGTGAGTGGGTCTCGGAGACGTTCGTGTCCCAGGACGCTGCCGAGTTGCACCGCTCGCGCGTGGAGGTGGGGCAGGACGAAGGGACGTGGATCACCAAGGAGAAGAAAGCGATCACCTTCGAGGACCTATGGGAGCCTTGGTACGCCTCAAAGGCCGGTATCTCCGAGAAGACACGGCGTGACTATCTGTCGGTGTGGGAAACCCACGTACGGCCGACGTGGGGTGAGCACGCGTGCGCTACGGTGCAGCGCTCGATGGTGACGTCATGGATTGCCACGTTGGTGAATACGAAGACCGTCAAGGAGGGCCAGGAGCCGCAACCGCTCGGGGATGCGCAGAAATACAAAGTCGGCGTGGTCATGCGTGGACTCATGGACTTGGCCAAAGAGCGCGGCGCAGTAGCGTCGAACCCTTTGGAGAAGGCCGTGGCCAAGAAGCCGGGAGCTTCGGAGCGCCGGTATCTCAAGGTTCACGAGGTGGACGCGCTCATGGATGCGGCGCCGACGGATGCCGCGCGCCTGTTGCTGCGGGTGCTCGTCATGACGGGCCTACGGCCGGGCGAGGCGAAGGCGTTGAAGGTCAAGGACCTGGACTACAACCGCGCGCGGCTGATGATTCGCCGTGACGTTGACGATTTAGGGCACGTGGATGCGACCAAGACGCGCAAGCACCGTGACGTGCCAATCGGAGGCACATTGCTGCGCGAGCTCATGGCCAACGCCGAAGGTAAGTCACCTGAGTCATGGCTCGTTCCCGACGAGCGTGGCCACGTGTGGACTACCGCGCGCTGGAGGACCGTCTGGTTCAACATGCTCCAGTACACCGGCATCAAGGGCCTAGACACCTACGAGCTGCGGCACACCGCGGCCTCGTTGGCTATCGCGGCGGGTGCAGACGTAAAGACGGTTCAACTCATGCTTGGCCACGCCTCGGCCGCCATGACGCTAGATACCTACGCGCACCTGTGGGAGGAAGGCCTCGACGCGATTCCTGACGCTATCGAGTCAAAGATGGCCGCAGAGCGAGAATCCAGAGCGATTAGCCAGCGAATGGCAGACGCATCCGAAGCTGAGCGTCGACGCTCGATGTTCCGCATCGTGTAGCCCGGCGCGCAATAGGGTTATAGGGCAAACTACCCGAAAATTCCCCTATGCCCAGTTGACACATAGCGGCCTAGCGCGCTATAATGATGGTACAACTTAAGAGAGGAGGTGATTGCGTTGAGCGAAATCGTCCAGATTATCGCCGCTGTTACAGCGTCGGTAGTCGCGATTAGCGCCGAAGCCCGGAAGTGGTACACCACCATCAAGGACTCCAAAAAGCGCAAGAAGTAAGACCCCGGGTTCGAAATGCGCTAATCATTCCGAACCCGGGGCTTACCCCCAACATTCTCCACGACAACGAAAGGAAAGGCAATGAGCCCCATTGAATCTGCCGCTGTCTACGTACTCGGCGCCATCGTGCTCTACACACTTACTGGCTTTGGGTGGCTTCTGGCACTGGGCGGCGGTCTCGCACTGTCCGCTGTCGCGCGCCACGTCTACTCCGAGGAACACGCATGATCCCAATCATCACCGACAAAGAAACGGGGCGCGAGCTTTGGCGAGTCAAAGAGTGCGCCGCGCATTGTGACATTAAGCCGTCAACCTGGACGACTTACTCGGCCCAGGGACGCACACCCACACCTGTCGGTCACTTTGACCAACGGACGCCCCTGTGGGACGCCGAGGAAGTCAAGGCCTGGCACACCGCCCGACCAGGCTCTCCGGTCAAAAATCACAAGTAG